TCTAGAACAAGAACTTGAAAGTAATGTAAGTCTTCGCAAAGATGTTCTGGAAAGCAAATGTGAAGAAGTATTCAATTACTGTTCAAACGGAATGGTAGATACTGATGTTGATAAATTCCGAAAACTTTCGGAAGGTATTGAATTTGAAGATTACGAGCAATATCGTGAAAAAATTAACATTATCAAAGAAAACTATTTTGGAGATAATGCAACCGCTGAATTTGAATTCGAAGGTAAAGTAGAAGAAACTACCAACCTTTCAGAATCAATGTCAGTATACAGTTCGTTTATAGGTCAGTCAGAAAAAATAGCAAAAGATAACAACCTTTCTTAAAAAACTCAAAGTCATATATAAAAGGAAGTAGTTTAAATAACTTTAAATACTCAACAAGGAGAAGAACAAATGGATTTCAACGGAACAACATCATACGACCAGTTAGTCGAAAAGTGGTCACCAATCTTGGAACACACATCAAGTGAACCAATTCAAGATGGATATAAAAAGAAAGTAACAGCACAGTTACTTGAAAATCAAGAAAAAGCAATGCGAGAGCAATCACTTAACGAAGCCGCACCTCTGAACTCAGCAGGTGGTGGTCTTAAAGGTGTGAATGGCGAACAATCACCGATGGGTGGTTATGACCCAATTCTAATCTCATTAGTTAGACGGTCAATGCCAAACCTACTTGCATATGATATCTGTGGTGTTCAACCAATGAATGCTCCAACAGGTCTCATCTTTGCAATGAAAGCACAATTCGGTTCAAACGATACGCAAACATCAACAGACAGACTTAATGAAGCACTCTTCAATGAAGTAGGAAGTCACTCTGGTACTACTGGTGGTAATACCGATGGTGGTGTTACTGGTGCCGCATCCATAGACCCATTCTTGGGAACAACTGCGGCCGATATTAGTTTGAATCGTGGTTTTGATAGAAGTGAAGCAGAAGCATTAGGTAGTTCTTCTTCAACCGCATTCGGTGAAATGGCATTCAGTATTGAACGAACAGTTGTTACTGCAAAGACTCGTGCTTTGAAAGCAGAATACACAACTGAACTTGCTCAAGACTTGAAAGCAGTTCATGGTCTAGATGCAGAAACAGAACTAGCAAACATTCTCAGCACAGAAATTCTTGCTGAAATCAACCGTGAAGTTGTTCGAACAATTTACGGTGTTGCTAAACTTGGTTCACAACAAAAGGACTTATCACACTCAACCAGTGGTGCAGAACATATTCTATCCGACAAATTGGGTGGTATCTATGACCTCTCCAACGACTCTGATGGTCGATGGAGTGCAGAACGATGGCGTGGACTTATGTTCCAAATCGAACGAGAATGTAATGTGATTGCAAAAGATACTCGTAGAGGAAAAGGTAACTTCATCATCACTGATGCAGATACTGCTTCTGCACTAGCAATGGGTGGATTCCTAAACATCTCACCTGCACTCAACCAAAACTTGAATGTAGACGATACAGGTAACACATTTGCAGGTCTATTAAACGGTAAGATTAAAGTTTATGTAGACCCATACGCATCAGCATCTACTACTTCATACAGTACCAATTATGCAAATAATTACTTCTGTGTTGGTTATAGAGGTAGCAATGCATACGATGCGGGACTCTTCTACTGCCCATATGTACCACTACAAATGGTTCGTGCAGTTGGGGAAAATACATTCCAACCAAAAATCGGGTTCAAGACTCGTTACGGTATGGTAAGTAACCCATTCGTTACTACGACTAATAATAATGGTACACCAGACGGTGAAACATTAACAGTTCGTAGAAATCAATACTACAGAATTACCAGAGTTCTTAACTTACACGGTAACTCAGCAGTATAATAGTAAGTAACTATTAGTTTCAGAAATCCAAGACAGGAGACCTTCGGGTCTCCTGTTTTATTATAAATAGTGTAAAGGAGATGTCATATGGTAAGCGAAAACCCAGCAGGTGTTTCTGGTGACCACCTCGGAATAAACAGTCATTATGAAACAGCAAATAACCGGCAACCAGTAACAGACAATTATTTAAATAATAACTCGTTTAGATTTTCAATTGAAAGAACACCTACTATTACATACTTTTGTCAGAAGGCGAACATACCTTCTTTAAGTTTTGGTTATGTAGAGCAACCAACAAAATATGGTGCGAAACTACAATTAGCAGGAACACTTTATGATTTTGAAACACTAGAGGTATCTTTTATTGTTGATGAAAACCTAAAAAACTATATGGAAATATATGATTGGATACAAAGTATGGGTAATATGGAAGATAGTTCCAAGTATGTTGATTCCAACCGACACACAACAACGGCAACTATACTTGTATTATCAAGTGCTTATAGACCAATATATTCTGTTAATTTCGAGGGAGTATTTCCTATCACTCTTGGGTCTATAGATTTTGATTCCTCTGTAGCAGAAACCGAGCCAGTTATTGTTTCTACAACATTTCAATATAGAACCTTTGATATTACTCCCATATAGTAGATGTTTCATAATATTCTTGACTATTCTTATTTTTGGTGTATAATATCAATATAGGAGAATCTAATGAAATTGGAAGACATAAGAACAATAACCGAAAAGGATATTGTAATAGACCACACAGAACTAGATAAAGAGGCATTAAAAACTCCGCAGTTGCACAATAAATATATGAACATTTTCAATGATGAGAAATTGGTGATGTACAAATATGAAGACGACTATAAGAAACTGAAAAAGTATAAATGGCTATACTATACAGGAAAGATAAGTCAAGAAGAACTAGATTTCTTTGAATGGCAACCATTTCAACTTAATATATTAAAACAAGACATTGATAAGTTTATGGATTCTGACGAAGAACTAGTAAATTTAAAAAGTAAGATGTCATATCAAAAAATAAAAACTGACCATTTAGAATCAACTATTAAAATGATAGCAAATAGACAATGGTTAATAAGAGAAGCAATCGATTGGATTAAATTTACCAATGGCGCATGATGAAATAGAAATTGAATTTTGTGATGATGTGTATATTAAAGTCAATTGTGAGAGGGGAATGGCAAAGGAACTATCGGATTTTTTTACCTTTAAAGTCCCCAACCACCAATACACACCCGCATTTAAAAATAAAATATGGGATGGGCAGATAAGACTGTTCAATCTACACAAACATACAATTTATTCTGGATTGCTTGATTATGTTGTACAATTTGCAAAAGACAGAAATTACAAAATTAGTATTGCGGATTCTATAACAAAAGAAAAGAATATTTCTTCTAAAGAAGTTGAGACATATTTAACTGATTATTTAAAAATACCATATGTTCCACACGAACATCAAATAGAAGCAATTAAAACTTCTATTAACAAAAATAGATGTCTCTTATTGTCTCCAACAGGCTCGGGTAAATCTTTAATGATATATTCATTAATGAGGTACTATCTAGAAACAATTCCAAAAGATAAAAAGATATTAGTAGTTGTTCCTACAACAGGATTAGTATCTCAAATGTATAGTGACTTCAAAGAGTATTCTAATAAAAATAATTGGGATACAGAAAAGTATTGTCATACCATTTTTGCGGGACAAGATAAACAAACAGAAAAAAGAGTGGTAATATCCACATGGCAAAGCATTTATAATATGAATGAAAAATATTTTAATGAATATCATGCTATTTTTGGAGATGAGTGTCATCTATTTAAAGCAAAATCATTAACAAATATAATGACAAAACTTAAAGACTGTCCATATCGTATAGGAACTACAGGAACACTTGACGATTCTATAACACACAAGTTGGTTATTGAAGGTTTATTCGGTAGAGTGCATAATATAACAAGCACAAAGGAACTTATGGAAAAGAACTTACTATCACACCTCAATATAGACTGTATAACATTGAAATATAGATTAGAAGAAATTAACGAAATTAAAAGGGTTAAATATGAAGAAGAAATCAAATGGATACTAAATAATAAGAAGAGAAATAAGTTTTTAGTAGATTTGTCGTGTAAAGTTAAAGGAAATACCCTCATACTGTTTAATTATGTCAAGGGACACGGTATTCCCTTATATGAAAGCATAAAGGACACATGCAAAGATAAAAAAGTATTTTTGATTCACGGAAAGACAGAGGTACATCAAAGGGAAGAGATACGAGCCATTCTAGAAAAAGAAAAAAATGCAATTCTTGTAGCATCTTATGGAACATGTTCTACTGGAATCAATATAAAGAATATAAATAATATTGTGTTTGCATCTCCATCTCGTTCGGTTGTTAGGGTATTACAGTCAATAGGTAGAGGGTTGAGAAAGACAGAAACAAAAGATAAAGTTAAACTATATGACATAAGTGATGATTTAAGACATAAGAAATATGTAAACCACACATACAGACACTTGCAGGAGAGAATTAAGATATATCAAAGAGAAAGGTTTGAGTTCAATTCAGTTTCAATTAAGATATAAGGGAAATAATATGGGGCCATATAAAATATTAAAATTAAAAAGCGGTGAAGAAATAATCACCAAGATATTGGGACAACAAAAAGGAAAGTTCATATTAGAACGCCCAATGATTTTTAAGACCTTACATATGATGGATGGATTGGGAAGACAAAAGGAAATAACGGTTTTAAAAGATTGGTTGCAGTTCACAGATGAAATTACTACAAATATACCAAAAGACTACATCGCAACATTTTTAAAACCAGATAAAAGTTCTTCAGAGTTGTACGAACTACAAAAAGAAAAAGAAGATGAACTTCCTATAGATATGGATTCTTTTGATGATATTCCAGATAGTTTTTTAAAGGTATTGGGCATCACGGATGAATCTGATAATGAAGATGAAGATGAAATGTGGGATGGCCATCATCCAGACCCAGAATTTATAATAGATTCAATAATACAAGGAATGATTGAATCTGGAGATATGGAAAGAATTTTAAATCAGTTTAAAAAGAACAAAAATGATAATGATAGAAAAATTAGTGATATTTATACTGGAGATGAAATTGAGAGAGAAGATTTTGGTATGCAATGGACGGACTGGTCTAATAATCCAGAAGATTATTTACAATAATTTAGGTTGAAATTTCAATATATTATGTTATACTTTAAGTATTAGGAGTCGAAAGTGGCAGAAAAAAATAACAGTTCACACTATATAAACAATAAAGAATTCTTTCAGGCAATGTCTGAATGGAAAATTTTAGTTGTTGAAGCAGAAGACCTCGGAGACCCAAGACCACCAGTAACAGAATATATTGGTGAGTGCTTTTTAAAGATTGCAGAACATCTGGCGTTTAAACCAAATTTTATGAATTATGTTTATAAAGAAGAAATGATTGGCGATGGTATAGAAAATTGCTTAATGTATGCTCATAATTTCGACCCAGAAAAATCTAAAAATCCATTTTCATATTTCACACAGATTATATACTATGCATTTTTAAGAAGAATAGAGAAAGAAAAGAAACAAAATTACATCAAATTTAAGAGCATTGTAGAAAAAGACAAAGATGGAATTTTAAGGGATTATTACAATACAAATTATTTTGAGGATGAGGCAACCAAAGTAGAAGACCAAATAATTAGAGGTTATTTTAATCTATCTGAAAATGATGTTAAGAAATTTGAACCGAAGAAGAAGGCCAAAAAGAATAAAAAAACTTCCCTAGATGATGTTTTGAAAAATAAAAAAGAAAAATGAAAATAGCATTTATTAATGATACGCACTTCGGTGCAAGAGGCGATTCACAATTATTTCTAGATTACTTTATTAAGTTTTTTGATGAAGTATTTTTTCCCTATATTAAAGAACACGATATTAAAACAGTAATTCATGCTGGCGATTTAATGGATAGAAGAAAATTTGTGAATTTTAATGT